TCTTTTTATTTATATACAGGGCGCATTACACGCCCTGATATATTATTACACGTTAGAGAAGTTTTTTCTCTATTGATTTATAAACTTCTACGCCTTCGTCTGTTTTAAACCACGCAGCCATTGCTGAGTATGGGTTTTCATCAAACGGTACGTTCATTAGTTTTCTTCCATTGCTTCCCCAAGTAAATGTTCTTTGATCTTGTGATAAAGCAATAACTCCGTTTTCTGCAGCTACAATAGCTACATTACGTAATTGTACGTTTTCATCATTAGCAAGTTCTACGAATAAAGAAGGATTCTTTTTAGCAAACAATAACAAGTCGCGTTTAAGTTCTTTAGAACTCATCTGAGATACCTTAGAACCAACTTCAACACGCATGATAGCTTCTATTTGATCTATATCCATAGACTTAGCTGCGTTAAGCGCATCTATTTGTAATTCTAATTCGTCAAGTTCATCTTCAGCTTCCTCAACTGCGCTGTACTCTTCGTATAATTTACCTCTTAAAGGGTGATATAATGAAAGTAATTTTTGTAGGTTTTGTTTTTGTTTAGGAACTACAAGAGTACCATCTTTAAACATAATGTGACCTAAAGTTACTTCACCTTTTTGCTCATCAACAAGTGGTGAGTCTTGATTAGTTGCGTATCTAATTTCTCTTTGTTTACCTGTTATAGTATCAAAATATAGTAACGCGTGTTTTTTAGTATGTCTTCCTGGTATTTTAAGTGTTAAAGGCGATTTGTTTCCTTTTAAAAAATAAACGCGTTCTTTAACTTCCCATTTAGGTTTACTTGGCTTTTGTTCTACAGTTTTAGCCTTAACTGTTTTTTGAGGTGCAACCTCAGTTGTTTCTACTGCTTTAGCTTCTTTAGCCATGATATAATAAAATTAAATAATTAAAAAAAAATAATATCTTAGGGCCGCAATTAAGCAGCCCTAGATATTAATGAGTGATTACACTCCTTTGAATAATACAAAGTTGTTAGCAGCTTGAGTTACTAAACATCTTTCAGATAGGAAGTTTACTTCCATTGCATCAAGAGTTGAAGTAAATGCACCACCAGCAGAACCAGTCAACCAAGACTTCATACGACGGTCATCACTTTGCGATGCTCTATATCGTACGTGCAAGAATGGACGGCGAATGTTAGATCCTAAAATCTGATCGTACACTGTAGAAGTTCCAGCAGGAATTAATACACCTTCGATAGAATTAATACCATCAATAGCGCCACGAGTAGAAGCGTCATTTAGATATTTCCAATCAGTCTTATAGAAATCGTAAGAACCTCTACGGAATCCAGAGAATCCTAGGTTTAATGCCATTTCTTCAGAGTTTTCAAAAAGACCAAACGCAGTACCTCCAGCAGAACCAGCTGAAATAGCAGCTAGCATGTCATCAAAGTCAAGTGAAGTCTGACGTTGTAAGAACAACATGTTTTCTTCAATAGCACCTTGAGTGTCTAGGTTTTTAAGAATAGCATCAAACTCATCGATTCCAGCAGCAGCAGTAAATCCTACTTCTACGTTACCACGAGATTGAATAGCAGCAAATAAACCTTCAGTACCAGCCAAAGTAGCTACAGTTGTAGTAGTAGCGCCTTGGTTATACTCACCTTCTACTAATGCCATTTCTAGGTAATCTTCAAAACGCAAGCGAGTTTCAGATTCAGCCTTTAAATACCATAAATATCCAGAAGTACCATCTTCAGTTGCAACTTCTACCCAACCAATTTGTGCCATATCAGAACCGCTAATAACATATTGGTCTCTGATGATAATTGGAGAGTTAGAAAATTGAGTTAACTGAGGAGTTACAGATACTCTTGTATTAGCAGCTTGTGCGCCGACTCCAGCAGCATTACCGCTTAGGTTACTACCTTTTACATATGCAGAACCATATACAAATATCTTGATACCAGCGCCAGCTGTAATACCAGCAGCGACAAGACCAGCACCACCAACAAATGGAGCGGCATCAATAGTACCACCGTTTGCAGGAGCACCACCAGCAGCTACAGTTGTAGAAGCAGTTACTAAAGCTTTTACTTCTGCGCCTGTTGCAGGGTCTAGTACAACAATTGTATCGTTAATAGATATAACGTTTCTAGCTGTATTAGGTATTGTGATTAAGTTTGTTGCACCAGCGCCAGAACCATCAGCTCCAACAGTTACATTATCGTAAGATATATGTAAGCGGTTTTGCTCAGACCAAATTACTTGATCAGATGTCATCGGCATTTCTGCACCAACCATGCGTAAGAATCCAGATAACGTTCTGTTTCCATAACGCTCTACTTCTTGTTCGTAAATCTCAGGTAAATACTGTTGTGCGAAATCTTCGCCAGCACCTGTGTTAAATTGTAGGTAGTTACTGTCCAACACTTGTTGAGTTGAAGACGGAATTAAACTACCAAATTGTGGAGTTAAAGCCATAATTTATTATTTAGTTAGTTAAATTTTTTAGTTTTGATTTTTAATTTTGAAGAATCAAGACCGCTAACCGATTTTACTTTTAACCCATTAACAAATACATCACCAGAGACAGTTTGCCTAGGCTCTGTACTTATGTTTTTAGATTTAGCCATAACATCTTTAACAGCGTCGGCCTTGCCTTGCTCATAAAAATGTTGTGCTATAGTATCAGCGTTTCGCGCTGCGTATAAAGCTTTGTGGTAACCTTTAGCATCTTGTATTTCTCCTTTATCATTTAAGAACGTCTTAATAAAATTTGAAATATCAGATTGTTGCTCTGCTACTTGTGTTGGATTTTTAACACCGTACCTAAATTTTTTATCACTAACTTTGAAATCAAAACCTTCGAAATCATTATTTAATAAATTTTTAGTACGTGTTATAAAATCCTTGTGCTTTGCTTCATTTGCATCTTGTTCTTCGTTGTATCGGTTAAAAAAGTCTGTAGCTTTCTGTTGGTCTTGAGTTACGCCCGGTCTCAACTTGATCTCGTCGTAGTATTTACTCTTTAAACCTTCAAGAAAGTTTTTTGCTTTAGCAACCTCCTCTTTAAACGCAATTTTCTTTTTGCGTATATCTTTTGGTTCGTCTATATCTTCATCATAATCAAAGTCTTCTAATAAAAGACTTACATCTTCAGAATCTAAATGTGGTTTAGTTTGTTTATAATACTCTCGTATTAAAACTTGGTTATCAACATTGGTATAATCTGCATTAAGCCTAACATAGTCTTGTACAGTTCCACCAGTCTGTTCCATAAAAGAAACTAGCTTTTCAATATTTTCAGGTAGAACTCTTTGCTCTTGCGCGGGTTGCTCTACTTCTTTAGTTGCTTCAAGTTGTTTTTCCTCTTCTTCAGTATCTTCAATAACAGTTAAAGGAGATGTTACTTCTTCGTCGGAGGTCCGTACTTCTTCAACCACTTCTTCGCTGTTGCCACTGTCTTTGGACTCTTCGACAATAGCATTGCTATCATTTGTCTCTTGTGTTTGAACGGCATCAGTATCTTCTTTTTTGATTACTACTTTTTTAACATCTGGCTCAAGATCTATTAGAGGTTCTTTCATGTTTACTTTAATAGTCTCACCTGTATTATCACCTAAATTTTTAGGCTTAGAAGGAGTTTTTATTTTAAACTCTCCTTCTTGTTTTATTTCTTCTGACATAATATAATAATATAAAATTAAAGGATTTTATTTTCAACGAGGCTCAAACTGTTCAAGTCCAAATCCTCCTAGTGAGTCAAATCCAGATGACTCAAAGTTTTTAGGTAGTTCATCGTTTTGACGCTGTGAAATCATTTCTGATTGCTGCGTGCCTATAATTCTAGCGCGCTCGTCTTTACGATCTTCTATATCTTGTTCTTTAGCTTTTTCCACATCAGCCCTAGCCCTTGCTAGCTGTATGTTGTAATTAAACTCTTCAGCCATAAGCTCTCTTTTTATTTGAGCTTCTGTCTGCATGCGTTGTATTTCAAACTGAGATTTAGCTTGTTCAATATTAACTTTTTCTTGTGTAAGCGCTTGTTGCTTTTGAACTTCAGCCATAGCAGCTTGTTCAGCTGACTGTGCGTTTGCTTGTGCTTGCGCTTGTATGTTAGCTTGCTGCGCTTGTTGATCTCTTTCTCTTTTTTTCTTTTGACTTAGTTTAATATATTGATTAGCGAGCTTTATATTACTTATCTGCCTAATATCAATAGCATCTTCTAAACCAATTTGCCCTGCTTGTAAAGCTATTTGTATATTCTTTTCAAGCATTTGCTTTTCTTCTTCTTCAGGCTCAAGTTCTAAAAATATACCAAACTCATGCATGTTTAATTTACTAACCTCTGTAAGGGTTGCCACGTTAAACGAGTTTATAGAATTTAACAAAGCTTCTTTTAAAAGTGGAAAACTTAAAGAGTCTGCTATTCTTAAACTTATATTCTCAGCTGAACGAACTGTTAAATACATTAAAGACTGCATTATGTGTTTAGTAGCTGTGTTAGAAGCAGCTGCCGCTAATTTTTGTAAACCTACTAATGAATCTTTAGCTGGTTGACTACCATCTCTAGCTTCATTTAGTCCGGTCACATCTCTAATCATTTGCAGGTAATACTGATACGTTTGTATAAGTGCTTGAATCTTGCTTATACCAGAAGATGTTTGTAATTCTTGTATTGGTACTTTACCTCTGTTAGGATCACCATCTTGCGTTAAACTTCTACCAACAATACTACCAGTTTGAAAATACATATTTAAAGCCTCGGCAGGGTTATAATTAGTACCATTACCAAGATCAACTTCAGCTAATCCATCTACGTCAACATAAACACCGTCAGGTACCATACGTGACAGTACTTGTTGTATTTTCAAATGCGTAAGCTGTATCATATCAGCAAAACCAATACATTTACTTACAACTGATTCTATTCTACCTTTGTACATACGAGGAGCAGATATAGCGTAATTCATTTCAACTTTAGTTTGATCGCTATAAGGCCTAGTCATGTTTTCAGCTAGTTCCCATTTAAGCATTTTTTCGTGCCCAAGAATTTTAGCACCGCTATATAAAACTTCTATAGCCCTGTGTACCTTGTTAAAGTTGTCAGTTTCAGGTGGATCAAACGAATCATCTTTTTCAAGAGCTTTTTCAAGACCTTGATCTGTTTGTTTTATTTTAAATACTTGATTTTGATAAGTTTTGTATTCAAAATATAATACTTGTATTAAGTTTCTGTCGTAATCATAATTATAAAAATTACTTCTATAATTATTATTACCTGAATATTCTTGTATTTCTTCTAGCTCTGATTGAGTTAAGTAAGGAAATTGTTTTTTGATTTCTTCAAGAGATAAACTTTTAACCTCACCTACATAATATATATCTTCAAAATTAGGATCGTCAGTATAAGAATAAACTAAATTAGCTGGATCTACATAATCAACAGTTATACCATTAGCTAAATTAAAATTAGTTTTAACAGCAGATATACCTATAACTGCTAAGTCATAAGCTAAACGTTTTTTTGTTTCTTCATATTTATTATAATCAAAAATATTAGCTATAGCTTCTTCTTCTGCTATTTCAATACTTTGTTTATAATTTAACTGAATGTATAAATCTAATTCTTCTTTACTTTCGGGAAGATTTGTTGGATCTGATGTATAAGATAAATCAGCTCCTAAATTTTGTTGTATAGACTCTAAAAGAGGTTTTGCGTTCATATCTCTAAGTATGTTCGCGGTGTAATCAGTTCTTTCTTTTAAAGCATATGGATCTGACGCGAATGATTTTATTTCATAACCTTTATCAGTCATACCATTAACTACTATATCTACAAACTTAGATAATACAGCTACCGGTTTCCAGTCTAAATTAAGGTAAGATAAATCACCATTAGTAGATAATTCGTCTTTGTATTTTGCTACACTTTGTTCTCCTCTAGCGTAAAGTCTTAAATCATTAAACCTAGTCCAGTTTGTTCCAAACCTACCGCCGTTTAAAGTTCCTCTGTCTCCTCTAAACCATTCGTCTTCCACAGCTTTTGCTACAGCTAAACCATATTCATAAGTCTTTTTCTCTGCGTCTGGTACTACCTGACTTGGAAAAGTGCTACTAGAATTAGTATAAATCATCTATTTTATTATTTTT